GGCAATCCTTCAAGTCGGGGATCGTCTACGCCGGCCCGCGCGAGCGCTTCCGCATTCAGGGGGGCCTGCTGCAGATCAGCCCGCCGCCGCCGAATGGCCTGCAGTTCGCCTACGAATACATCTCGTCGGCCTGGGTGGTCGATGCCAACGGCACGGCGAAGCAGAACCTGACGGCCGACACCGACACCACCATCTTCGACGACTCGCTCATGGTGGTGGGCCTGAAGATGCGCTGGCTGCGCGCCAAGGGACTGGATTTCAGCGTGGAGATGCAGGAGTACGGCGCGCTGCTCAGCACGATCAAGGCGCAGGACAAGAGCGCCGCGAAGCTCTCGCTGTCGCCGGTGAGCGGCAGCATCTACCTCGGCACTTCGAACATCCCTGACGGGAATTGGTCGGCGTCGTAATGCAAACCGCGCGCACCACCTCATTCCCGGCGCCGGTCGGCGGCTTGAACGCGCGCGATCCCCTGGCGTCGATGAAGCCGACCGACGCGGTGATCATGGAGAACTGGTGGCCGGGCCCGTCGAGCGTCGAGGTGCGCAAGGGCTGGACCACGTGGAGCACGGGCTACACGAACCCGGTGCAGACGCTGATGCGCTACGCCCCAACCAGCGGCTCTTACAAGCTGTTCGCCGCGGCCGGCGGCTCCATCTTCGACGCCACGGCCTCGGGCGCGGTCGGCGCCGCAGTGGTGACGGGCCTTTCGAGCGCGCAGTGGCAGCACACGAACATCGCCACACCCGGCGGCTCGTTCCTCTGGATGGTGAACGGGCTCGACTCGGCCCAGATGTACAACGGCACGGCCTGGAGCGTGCCGGCCGTGACCGGCGTTGCGACCTCCAACATCATCGGCCTGAACGTCTTCGGCAACCGCCTGTTCATGGTCGAGAAGAACACGCTCAAGGTCTGGTATCTGCCGGTGCAGAGCATCGCCGGCGCGGCGACCGCATTCGACCTGGCGACCATCTTTGGCCGCGGCGGCTACCTGATGGCCATGGGCACCTGGGCGGTAGACGCAGGCAACGGCATGAACGACATGGCCGTCTTCGTGTCGTCCGAGGGCGAGGTGGCCGTCTACGTGGGCGTCGATCCGGCAAGCTGGACGAAGCAGGGCGTCTACGTGGTGGGCCGCCCGATCGGCCGCAAGTGCCTGGCGAAGGTCGCTGGCGACTGCCTGCTGCTCTGCGAAGACGGCCTGTACCCGCTGAGCCGCGCGCTGCAGTCTTCGACGATCGACCGGTCCATCGCGGTGACGGACAAGATCCAGCGCCTGATCGCCGATGCGACGACCTCCTACTCTGCGAACTACGGCTGGCAGACGACGCTTTTCCCGGACGCGAACCAGCTCTGGATCAACGTCCCGAGCGACAACCTGAACAACTTCCAGTTCGTGCAAAACACGATCTCTGGCTCGTGGACGATGTTCACGAACATGAACGCCCGGTGCTGGGAGGTGACGGGGCAATCGATCTTCTTCGGCTCGACGAACTCTGTCTGCAGGGCGTGGACCGGGCAATTCGACAACGGCGCGCAGATCCAGGCCGATGCGCTTTCCGCCTACCAGAACTTCCGCGCGCCGGCCGCCGCCAAGTACTTCACGATGGTGCGCCCGTCGATCACCGCCGACGGCAACCCGTCAATCCTGTACGGCCTCGACCTCGACTTCCTCGACACGCCGGCTTCCGGTGCGCTTTCGTTCATTCCTCCAACCAGCGCGATGGTGTGGGGGTCCATGGTGTGGGGGTCGATGGTCTGGGGCGGAAGCCTGCAGCAGATCGGCTCTTGGGAAACGGTGGGGGGTGTCGGCTACTACGCGTCCCTGCGGCTCACCGTGCAGGCGAACGGCTCGCAGGTGGTCTGGAACGCGACGGACTACGTTTTCAATGTCGGCGGGGTGCTGGCGTGATCGTCTTCGATGCCGAGCGCATCGGCCCATGGGTGTGCGAGCGCACCGGTGGCCGGTATGAGCCCTCTACGTCCGCCGCTGTGGCGATGGAAGAAGACGGCGTGATCACCGCCGGCGTGCTCTACGACATGTTCAATGGCCGCTCGATCTGCATGCACGTCGCGATCGAGAAGCCGGTGTCGCGCCGGTTCACGCGCATCTGCTTCGACTACCCGTTCAACCAGTTGAAGGTGCACAAGGTCATGGGCCTCGTGGACTCGACCAACAGCAAGGCACTCCGATTCGACAAGCTCCTCGGGTTCGTCGAAGAAGCGCGCATCGAGGGAGCCGGCAAGACCGGCGACCTCGTCATTCTCACCATGACGCGGCAGCAGTGCCGATGGATCAAGGAGGCCTCCCATGGGCGGTAAATCGGACGCACCGGCAGCACCGGACTACATCGGGCAGGCCAACGCACAGGCAGCCGGCAACCTCACCGCCGCGCGCGCCACCACGGCGGCGAACCGCGTGAACCAGGTGACGCCTTACGGCAGCATCAAGTACACGCAGGGCACGGGCTTCGACCAGGCCGGCTATGACAAGGCGCAGGCCGACTACGACAACATGCAGGCCACGCTGGACGGCATGACCGACAAGGTGCAAGCCCAGCAACTGCGCGACTATCACGCGCAGATGGCCGGCCTTCAGGCGCAGGATCAGTTCTTCAAGCAGGGCATTGCTGGCAACCAGGCCACGCTGCAGCAGCGCAATTTCCTGCGCTCGATTCCGCTGAACGAGCTGAACGCGCTGCGCACCGGCTCCCAGGTGACGAATCCCACATTCAGCTCGCCCGGGCAGCAGGGCCAGACCTCGGGGCCCGACCTGCTGGGCGCGTCGAAGTCCCAATACGACGCGCAGGTGGGCGGCGTGAATGCCGAGAACGCGCAGAAGGCGAGCAACACGCAGGCCGGCGTCGGGCTGGCCGCATCCGCACTGGCTTACTTCTTCTGATGACCATGCTAGAACACCTCGCTTTCTGGTTCCAGGTGATCATCGCCAGCGAACCCCTGCTCGAAGAATCCATCGCGATTCTCGAAGAAGACGGTTGGGAGGGCGAACTGAAAGCCTTCTACCGAAAGCACCTCGACGACGAGCGCAACCATGCGACGTGGCTGCGCGAGGATCTCGGCGACTACCCGGTCAATCTGCACTTCGGCGCGGCGCAGCTGGCCGGCATGGCGTACTACCTGATCCGCCACGTGCACCCGGTGGCCCTGATGGGCTACATGCTGGCGCTCGAGGGGAAGCCCATCCCCATGGAGTACGTCGAGGCCGTCGAGGCCGCGCACGGCAAGCAGGCGGGGCGCACGCTGCGCATCCATGCCGAAGAAGACGCCGGCCACTACGCCGAACTCAAGGCCTTCCCGGTGCCGCCCGAGTGGGCGCCGCTGGTCGAGAACACCCGCGTGCAGACGCTGCAACTGATCGGAGGCATGTGATGGCAACGAACAACGTCGGCTTCTTCCAGCCCGGCACCGAGCAGGCGATCGACATGCGGCAGGTGCAGCGCCAGCGCGAGCTCGCCGACCTTCTGCGCCAGCAGGGGCAGACATCGCCGCAGGCCCAAATGGTCAGCGGGCACTACGTGGCGCCCGGTGGCGCTGCCTACGCTGCGCAGCTCGCCAATGCCCTGTTCGGCAACCTGGCATCTCGCCGCGCCGACGACCAGGAACGCGAAATGGGCCAGCGCCTCAAGGCCGGCCGCGAGAAGGAGACGGGCGATTTCTTGTCCGCCTTCAGCGGCACGCCCGGGCAGCCCGCGCGCGACATCCAGCCGCTCACGCCGAACGACGACGAGGGCAATCCGATGCCCGTGGCGCGCGCCGACGCTGTGCCGGGCACGCCCGCTGACCCGACCAAGGCGCTGGCCATCGGCATGCGCTCCGACAACCCGACCCTGCAGGCGCTCGCTGCCAAGCTCATGGAGCAGAAGATGCAGGATTCCGCGTTTGAGGGAGCATTCGGCCTCGGCGGGGCCGGTGGTGCGCCGGCCGGCGTTCCTGCTGCTGGCGGGGCGCCTGTGGGCCCGGGCGGCATGCCTGGCGCGCCTGCAGACGGGATGCCTCCACAAGGGGGCGCGATGCCCGCGGCCGGCGGCCAATTCCTCGGCAACAACCCCGGGCAGGTTCCCGTCGGCCTCGCGCGCCTGGCCTTCCGCAAGGACCCGGCCGAGGCGGCGAAGATGGTGATGAAGGCGCGCGAGCCTTCCAACGTGACCGAAGGCGGCTCGTTGTTCGATCCCGTCACTGGGCGCCCGATCTTCACCGCGCCGAAGACCGAGGCCGGGATCGGCGTCAGCGGCGGCGTGGCCGCGCCGATCCCGGGCTTTGCGGAAGCACAGGCGAATCGCGAGCGGCTGCAGGCGCAGGCACGTCAGGGCGCCGAGTCGCAGAACACGATGGTCACCATCGACACGCCCCAGGGCCCCCGCATGGTCACGCGCGCGCAAGCTGTGCAGATGTCCGGCGGCGGCGCGCCGGCGGCTGTCGGTCCTGTCCCTGGCATAGCCAACCCCACCGAGGCAGCCATGGGCCGGAATGCCGTCATCAACGACAACCCCGGCGCAGACGCCGCGCGCGAGATCGCGGCCCTGCGCGGCGATTTGAACAAGGTGCCGGACGCTGCATCCAAGAAGATGATCCAGGACGAGATCGATCGGCTGACGGCTCAGACGCAAAAGTACGGCACGGCAGGCGGCGCTGCCAACCCGGGCCCCGGGATCGCGCTGCAATCTCCTGCTGCGAAGGAATACGACAACTCGCGCGCCAAGGATTTCGCCAAGGCGGCGGCGGACCTGCAGGACAAGGGCCGCGGCGCCGGCAGCATGATGCGCAACCTCGACACGCTCGAGCAGCTGTACAAGGATCCGAACGTCGCCAAGGGCGGCCTGGCCGAGAACATCAGCGGCCTGAAGAACATCGGTGCGTCGCTGGGCGTGGAGACGAAGGGCCTGGGCGCCGAGCAGGCAATCGAGGCCATCACGAACAAGATGGCGCTGGATGCGCGGTCGACTGCAGAGGGTGGCGGCATGCCGGGCGCCATGTCGGATGCCGATCGGAACTTCCTCAAGGCGCAGCAGCCCGGTCTGTCCAAGACGCCCGAAGGCCGGGCCGCGATCATCGCGAACGCCCGCAAGGTCGCACAGCGCCAGGTGCAGATCGCACAGATGGCCAACGAGTACGAGCGCACCAACGGCCGGCTCGACACCGGGTTCGACCGCGCGGTGGCCGACTTCGCCAATCAGAACCAGATGTTCGCTGACCAGGCGCGCGCAACCAGTGCGCCGGCCGCCGCCGCGCCGGACTTCAAGTCGCTCGCGGCTCAGGAACTGGCGCGCCGCCGCGCCAAGAACGGAGGCTGACCCATGGATCTCTCCAAGCTGTCCGAAGCGGACCTGCAGGCGATGCAGGGAGGCCACCTGTCGAAGGTCTCGGAAGACGGGCTGCGCATGCTGTCCGGCGAGCCGCCGAGCCTGATGCGGTCGTTCATCAACGGCATCCCCAAGGGCGCGGCGGGGTTCGCGGATTCGATTACCAACACGCCCGAGAACATCTGGAACCTGAGCAAGATGGCGTTTGGCGCGGGCGCCACCGCCCTGGGCCGCTCGGACCTGGCGCCGGATGTGACCGCGCCGCCCGAGCGCGCCAAGGATCTGCTGACGCGCGCCGGCATCATCCGCCCCGGTTCCGAGCCGACCACCGGCATGGGACGCGTGGTGGACATGGCCGGGCAGGCCCTGGGCGGCGGCGGCGTCAATCCGGCCGCGGTGGTGCGCAACGCATCCCACGGCGCCATCCTGCCGATCGCACGCGACGTGGCGGCGGCGCTGGCCTCTGGCGCCGGCGCTGGTGCCGGCGGCGAGGCGGCGCGCAACATCGACACGGGCAGCGAAGCGGGTAACGCCGCGCTGCAGGTGACTGGCTCCTTGCTGGGCGGCGGCATTCCTGGTGCCGTCGTCGCATCGCGCGGCACGGCCGGCGACCGCTCGGCCGCCGCGCTCAAGGGTGTCACGCCCGAGCAGCTGGCGCTGGCCGAGGCCCTGCAGAAGAAGGCGCTCGCTGCAGGCTCGCCGGTGACCGGCTACGAGGCCATCCAGGCGCAGACCGGCCTGAACCCGAAGATGCAGACCCAGCAGCGCATCGCCGAGCAGTCGGACGCTGCGGCCTCTC